AATACTCTGTTCGAGTGGCAGAAAGATGAGTTAGCCGCCGCCGCCGCTAACCAGAAGTTAGAGGGTGACGATCCTGCATCGTTGGCTGTTGTCGAGCCTGTTAAGTTGACCAACCAGACTCAGATTTCTGAGAAGGCTGTTCAGACTTCAGGTACGGCAGAAGCCGTTGATTGGGCAGGTCGTAAGTCCTCGCAAGCGTATCAACTTGCCAAACGCGCTAAAGAAATTAAGCGTGACATGGAGTTGATGCTTACTGGTGAAGATGTTAAAGCGGCAGGTGCGGCAGGTGTTGCTCGCAAAACTGCGGCTCTTATGTCTTGGCTTGGTGATGCTGTTGCCGCTGATTCTAACATCATTGATGGATCAGCAGGTACGCCTATCGCTAATGCAGGTGATGGTACGTCTGTTGCGGCTCCCGCAGGTGCTGACGCTGTATTGACTATGGATATGGTCAATGATTGCGTACAGCAGGTTTGGGAAGCAGGTGGTAGCCCTGACATCATCATGTGTGATGCGTCATTGAAAGTTAAGATGTCGGCTCTGGCAGGTTCTGTCGTTGCTGATCTCGTGACTAACCATGACAAAGCGTCACCCGCCCATGCGGTCAACTCTGTTGATGTAATCGTCACGGACTTTGGTACGTTTAAAATTGTACCTAGCCGTCTGTGTCTACCTAACCAGTTGTATGTCTTGGATTTCGATTTCTGGAGCATTGATTATTTGCGTCCATTTACTACCGAAACCCTTGCCAAAACTGGTGATTCCGTCAAGCAGATGATGGTTGCTGAGTATGGCCTTCGAGGTAAGAATGGTCAGGCTAACGGTGCTGTGATCGGCGTCAAAGCGGCGTAATGAGTTTGGCTCCCCTTCGGGGGAGCCTTTCTTTTAGAGGATACTATGAGTAAAAAACTACTTAAAGAAGGTCTTAAAAAACCTAAAGAGCAAACAGTAAAAGAAAAACCTTACACTGTTAAAGCATCTGTACAAAAAGCAGTTAAAGATTTAAAAGCAATGTCAAAGGATAGAGGATCGCTACCGTTATGAGAGATAAGCATTACCGTAAAACCACAGTAGAAGAACACTCTGATGGAACGGCTAGTATTGTTACTCATCAAGATGTAGAGCCTATATTAAAAAACAATAAAGAATTATTAAATAACTATGGTGACAAGCGTACCTTTGGTAAGCAACAGCATGGTATGAGAGTAGCGTCTATTCCTGTAGGTATATGGGAACAGTGGATGAAAGAAACAAATGGTGCGATAGAAAAAGATAGCAAGTTAATGAAGAGGTATCTTAATGATCCTGATAACGCTTTCTTACGCACAACACCAACGAGGCTATAACTATGTGGCTATACCAATCCCCACAGCCGGGCAACACCCAAGTTAACTACCCACAACTAAACGACAAAGTATATTACGTTTCTCGTAGATAATGGCTATATCAAACTATACAGAACTACAAACTGCTGTAGCGAACTGGATGGATCGTGATGATCTGACTGATCGTATACCAGAGTTTATAGCGTTAGCGGAGTCTAGGTTTAATCGCCTACTCCGTATTCGTGCTATGGAGTCTAAGCAAACCGCATCTACTGTAGCAGGACAGCAGAACCTAGCATTACCCGCTAGGTTTATACAAATGCGTAATCTACAGATTAACACATCTCCTGTAACCCCAATGCAATATGTCACACCTGAAATATTTGACCGCTTATATGGCGGTTCTGCTAATGGCACTCCCAAGTTTTATACTATTATTGCTAATGAACTTCAGTTAGGCCCAACGCCAGACACAGTTCAAACAGTAGAAATGTTATTCTATGAAAGGTTTGAAAATCTTAGCGGGACTGTAACTACTAACTGGGTGCTTACCAATGCTCCTGATGTTTATTTGTATGGCTCTATGCTAGAAGCAGAACCATTTATTATGAATGACCCTAGAATTCAGGTATGGGCTACAGCATTCCAACAGGCTATTACAGACTTACAAGAACAAGACAACAAAGACAGACACTCTGGCTCTGCACTGAGGGTAATGAATACTAGCGGGTATCCATGACAGCCCCTATAACGTGGGCAGAGGCTAGTTCACCTATCTATTGGTCTAACATAGGTATTAACTGGAATAGTCCCGCTAAAACAGAAACATCTATATTTACTGTAAATAATGGTTTAGTATTATTAGTCGGGGTAGACTATATTGCCGCAGTAAGTTTAGGTGTCAATTTAACCGCAGGAAAAGAAACCAAGCACCACATTATAGAATCTATATCTTACGGTATAGATCAGGGCTATAGTTCTTTTGGCGGCTTTACTATTGCAGGAACAGCACAGTTTGATATTACTGGAAATGTAACTAGTGAGAGTGTGCTTACTGCTGTAGGTAATGCTGTATATGGTATTTCTACTAATTACATAAACAATACCAAGCATGAAGAAACAACTGCAATGGGTATAACCATGACCTATTCTAATGGTGATACCTTGCTATGGAACCCTGTACCAGACCCTAATGATAACTGGTCAGACGTAACAGACCCGAATACAATCTGGACAGAAGAAACAGACCCAACCTCTGTATGGACTAAAATTGATTACCCAAACTAATAACTTTAAAGCCGATGGAGGCTTGCACATGAAACATGATAGCGATATGAACTTAGGACTTAAAAACATTTGGAATATAAAATGTTTCGACTCCGAAGGCAATTTAAAATGGGACGTAACTAAAAAGAACTTAGTCGTTACGGAAGGTCTTAACCATGTACTGTCTAGTACTTTTGATGGTGCTACACAAATTACTGCATGGTATGTAGGGTTAAAGAATGCAGGTTCTGTAGCGGCAGGTGACACTATGGCATCTCACGCAGGGTGGACTGAGAATGTTACCTACAGTCAAGCCGCTAGACAAACGCTTACATTAGGTACAGCGGCGGCAGGAAGTATTGATAACTCTGCTAGTAAGGCTAATTACTCTATTAACGGTACGGCTACTATTGCAGGAGCATTTATTACTAGCGATAATACTAAGTCAGGAACGTCAGGCACAATTTACGGGGCTGTTGATTTTGGTTCTGCACGATCAGTTATCTCTGGTGACACTCTTGAGGTTACCGTAACATTAACAGCGGCTAGTGCGTAATGGCTTTAGAAACTGCTAGTTGGATAACACAATTAGTACAGGCTAATCCTGTAGATGGTGATCCTGTAGGTGAAGGTGATGACCATCTTAGAATGATAAAGACTGTTCTTAAGAATAGTTTTCCGTCATCGTCTACTACTGCTGTTATTCCCAACGTATCAAGTCAATCAGGCAAGTATCTAACTACCGACGGTACAGATACTTCTTGGGGAGAAGTTAATGCCGGGGCTACAGGTGGCGGTTCTGATGAAATTTTTTGGGAGAACGGTCAAAACGTAACAACAAATTATACTGTTTCCGCTAGTACAAACTCTATGAGCGCAGGGCCAATTACTATAAATTCTGGAGTTACGGTCACAGTTCCTAGCGGATCAAGTTGGATGGTTATATGAAACAATTAAAGGAGATGCTTTAGATGGGTAATTTAAAAGTTGACGCTATGGAAGCAAGCACAGCAGGGGGAACTGTTGCTGTATCTGCTACATCAGGAAACATCACTACGCTTACGTCTTCAGCAAGCATTACTATTGCAATGTCAGACAGCAACAATTACAAGGTTACGTTAGCGCATAACGCTACGTTTAATAACCCAACCAGTATTACGGCAGGTCAAACAGGCGCTATCTTTATTACACAAGATGGTACTGGATCACGAACAGCCTCTTGGGGTTCTTACTGGGACTTTACTGGAGGCACTGCACCTACGTTATCTACGACAGCGGGAGCGGTAGATCGTATTGATTACGTTGTTCTTGACAGCACTAACATTCAAGCGGTAGCAACCCTAGACTATTCATGAGCGGATTAACTGGTAACAATATACTTGGTGGAGCATCTGCTCAAACTAGTGGGTATGATATATCAAACTCATTAATGTTTGACCAAAATGACACCTCAAAGTTAAATCGAACCGCCACTAGTGTAGGGGATCGCAGGACTTGGACTTGGAGCGCTTGGCTTAAGCGTGGATATTTAAACCCAAGTAATCAACACTGGTTTTTTAGTAGCGCTGACTCAAGTGAAAGACAATCTATGGCTTTTCTTGTGGATCAAATTTATTTTGAGCATACGAATGGCACTAGCAATGCTCATCTAATAAGTAATCGCTTCTTTAGAGATGTAAGCGCTTGGTATCACGTTGTTGTGGTATGGGATACAACGCAAACAACAGCATCTGATAGAGTAAAAATTTATGTAAATGGAGAACAACTTGCTGGCTTTACTGGTGGGTCAGGTGGTACGGGTGGATACCCATCCTTAAATCAAGAAGGAGAAATTAACAATACTTCTGGAGTGTATATTGGAAGCCTAAACACTTATGCAGGTTATTATTATGAAGGGTATATGTCCGAAGTAAACTTTGTAGACGGACAAGCATTAACGCCATCAGATTTTGGAGAAACAAGTGCAAGCACAAATCAATGGGTTGCCAAAAAATATGTAGGGGCATATGGCACTAACGGTTTTTATTTAAACTTTGATGACTCTTCTTCTATAGGAAATGACTCCAGTGGTAATGGCAATAATTTTACCGCTAATAATCTGGTTGCCGCTGACGTAAAAACTGATACGCCAACAAATAATTTTGCCACGTTGAACCCAGAAACGCCAGATGTAGGAACAAATTCAGGCGCTCCTACATACACTCCTGCTTACCGTAATGGTAATCTAATGATAACCAACCCTCCTTCAAATAGTGCTTCTACTATTGTTATTCCTAAAACTGGAAAATGGTATGCAGAATTCAAAGTAACAGGAACAAGTGGTGGCCCTGCGGCGGGAATAAAAAATATTGACAATCTTCTGGAGCCTTCAATTTCTCCACTTTTTGCCTCTTATAGAATATATGCATACACTCCTAATAGTGCCCACGTTGCAGGCAAAGACATTAACAATGTAGACACAGCACTTGCAAGTCTAACTTTTAATGGAGGAGGCCCATACGAATGGGCATTTGCTTATGATGCTGACAATGGAGAGTTAAAATATTATTATAATGGAACTCTTGTTGCTACAGAGAGCAGCGTAGATACTTCATATGATTATGTATTTTTTATCAAAAACACTTGGAATACTGGTGGAGGAACCTACTATGCAAACTTTGGTCAAGACTCTACTATGCATGGTACCATCACTGGTGGATCGTATACAGATGCCAATGGTTATGGTGAATTCAAATATGAACCACCCGCAGATCATTTAGCATTATGCACTGCCAACCTTCCTGACCCTGCAATTGCTTTGCCTAAAGAACATTTTAATACAAAATTGTATACGGCAAACCAGTCAACCAATGCTATTACAGGTGTTGGATTTCAACCAGATTTTACTTGGATTAAAAACAGGACTAATGCTCAAAATAATGCTCTATTTGATTCTGTAAGAGGCGTTAATAAGCAACTTAGATCAGATACTGATGGCGCCGAATTAACTGCTTACAGCGATACATTAACTTCATTTGATTCCGATGGATTTA